AGGAAAGAAATATATATGAAAATTTATGAACAATTTTCTGCAAAAATTAAACAATCTGTAGAACTTGGTCATAAACAAATTTTTCTCACCGTTCCAACATTTATACTTGGATATCCCACATTCGATAGAAGACTTGCAGCTAAATATGTGGCGAGACAATTCGAGCTGGGTGGGTTTAGTGTAAAACTCTTGAGTGATTATGACGTGTACGTTTCATGGATTGTATCTAAAAAGAAAAAGGAAGTAAAAGAAGAAGATGACGTGGAATTACCCAATCTATTAAATCTAAAAAAGATGGCGAATCAGTACAGGAGAAGTGCGTAGGAAACATCATTTAAAAAAACCCCTTAATCATAAATGGACAATCTGAACGTTCTCGTAGAAGCGAAGAAGGAGTATCTCGGACAGATGTGTATCATCATGTGCCCACCTATGATTGAAGTTTTTCAGGAGATGTATGCTGAATCTGTGAAGACCTCTAAGGGTAAACAAGTTCTCATCATGTTTCAAAAGTTGTTAAAAGAGGTTCCTAATTGGTCGAATGCGATGTCTAAACGTCATTCTGATAACATCACAGACAGGTGTTCTTGGTTTGGTGACCTTTTAGCAGCTGTATTTGTTGCCTGTACAAAGATTCTCTCTGCGGTTCGCCTCAAGGCTGACAACAAGAAGATTTCCCTGAAGCTTCCTACCGAGGAAGTATTTATTCAAACGTGTTACAATAATGCCGCCCGGGACTTGTACAAAGATCCTTATATTTTTCACGAAGAACAGAGTGAATACGCTCGTGATGAGAATCTCACGATGCGTTTTTCCCTCACCATCGAAAATACCGTAAAAGAATTGATCCCCGTTCAACAAATCCTCCAAACGTATATGTCCCAAGAGACAAGGGATATTTCTCTGGATGGAGAAGTCGAAGACACCACCGACCCAGACGTTCTTGACGAACATATGGATGAAACCCTGGGTGAACCCGAACCCGAACCTGAGCCTATGATGGAACCAGAACCCCTAGATGAAATGAATGGTATGGGCGACCCCCAACCCACCGGGCTTGAAAATGAGTTCAAAACTGTACATGGTGTGCACGCACCTGAACCAGTCTCAGAACCAATCGCAGCACCACCACCACCCCCTCCCTCCCCATACCCCCAGGAACAATCTACAGACGATGACGTATTATTTGGTGATGCACCAGACCATCGTACAAAAAATCCCCGGTATAATTAAATGGAACTCTCCGATCATTTGCGCGACCCAGTGAGTGCCGCCCTAATTGCAGCGGGAATAACTGCTGCTTATATTCACCTCAAAGCTTATTTGAATAATGAAGGTAAATTAGAACTCAATAAATATACCAAACCCGCTGTCCTCAACGCAATACTGGTATTTTTTATTATATCAGGTGGTTTAGCTCAGAAGGAAGCTATCTCTAGTGAACCTTTCTAAACTTAAAGATTAACCAATAGTATAAGAATATGGCGTCCGTCTCTGCGTTTAACGATATGATGAGTCAATTTCTTGTGGAATTGCACAAGACTTTTCCAGATGAAAAAGGCATTAAGAAAATGCTCACCTCCTTCGACATGTTGAAGTCCACCAATCCCCGTCTCGTCGTAAACGGTTTTATGGATGGTGTCACCCCTTACGCGGGAAAAATTTCTGCTAAGGATGAGTCCTTTTTACTCGAAGAGGTTGAGAACATAGAGTTTCTCAGGGAACTTGATATTAAGAAGTATTGGGGTAACATGTCCACAAATACAAAGGCTGCTACCTGGCAGTATCTCCAAACACTGTACATGCTCGGTACGACTATCACTTCCCTCCCAGATGACACTCTTTCGCAAATTGAAAAAATCGCAAAGGGTGTCGCAAATCAAATGCAGGATGGAGACGGTGAAATCGACCAAGACGCTCTCATGAAAATGATGGGTAGTATGATTGGTGGTCTTCCCAAAAAATAAACCTAACATATACTAAATGAAGACCTGGTTCGACGATCCTCAGCAGCTCGTGAGGGCTGACCAGGTTAATCAATTCTGGCCAACAAATGAACAAACTCCAGAAGACCGGGTTAATGCCGCTTCCCGATTCATAATTTATGTATGCACCATACTATATCTCATTCGCCGTGACCCCAGGGTCTTTGTTTTGGGTGCGACTGTCATCGCTGTTATTTACGTTCTTTATAAGTCTAGGATGGTTAAGGAGACGTACGGTGGTTCGGTTGAAGGTGTGAGCTGTCAAATGCCAACATCCGACAATCCCATGGGAAATGTCATGATCACCGATTTTAGTGACGCACCTAATAGATTAGAGGCGTGTTATTACCCCACCGTTAAACCGTTTGTGAACAGTTACACCAGTGACCGCATTCCATATGATGCCGGTCGTTCTCGTTCACCTATGCCTAAGTATCTTCGTAACGCCATGGAACGTCAATTTGTTTCAAACCCTGTGACCAAAATCCCAGGGGACCAGACGGCTTTTGCGGAATCTCTTTATGGGCGAAAAAATGCTCCCATGTGTAAAAGTGACACTCGCTTCTGTAATCCCAACGCTCGAGGTGTTCAACTCGAGGCATTTTCGGGTCTCGGCAGTCACGGTGATAAGCGTTCTGGTATGTTTGCTAGATAAATATTCTTATGTAATAATAAATGGCATATCAACTTCAACCTGGACTTTCCATTGTTCAAAATACGGGTGCCGTTCCTCCGGTAAAAGCAAACGACGAAATTTTTGTCTACCCCCAGCCCAGTGCTTTAAACTGTGGTGATTGCCGCCCCAACACTATGTTGTACGGTACCGCCCCTTATATGGCGGGTAAGGGTTCACCAGCGCAGTATATCGAAACGAGTGATCAACTTCGCCCTCAATCTACTTCACGATTTAACAAGCATATAATTCAGACGTACGAGCGTAACCTTTTTCCCCTCTCTAACATGGAGTGTAAGGTTCCCCTTCGTACTCAGAAATATGACCCATCTAGTACCCGCGCCGAACTCCAGAATGGACTGTTTGAGCGAAGGTATCTTAATAAAAATGTTAATAAGAAGTAAGAATGGCTGATCCTATATCGCTCATGGCTGTTGCTGGTCTTGTTTTTGCCGGTAGGAATTTGAGTACCAAGTCTGCACCACCCAAGGTCGACAACGTACCACCAACAATGAAAAATCCTGAAATAGTAGAATCTAATAACTTTGACGCCTCCCCCGAAGTTCCACACAAAATGGAAATGGAAAATTTTGGTGATATCAGCCCCCAACAACGTAGTGGTGGTCAAGAAATTCTGAACATGCGCAATCGAATGTATGATCATGGTCGTATGAATAATTTGTCACCTATCGAGAAACAGCTCGTCGGTCCGGGTTTGGGGGTCGGTGCTCACGTACCCGCCGTTGGTGGTTTTCAACAGACCTTTCGTGTGAATCCGGTGAATGTTGGTGAATATCGGTTAACCACACTTCCAGGACGTACAGGTCCAGCAGCGGATGTTACAGGTGGTCGCTCTGCGAAGGTTGGTGAGCTTACACACAATAAACCAGAGACCACATCTTTCCTCCCATCAAGGAGACCCACCATGGCTGGTCGGGCACAGGGGATGTCGGGTGTTGTTCCTCGTAATGAACATGAAAAGACCAAGCGTACCACTAACCGTTCAGAGACTGGTCACCGCGCAGATGGTTTAGGATTCAATGGTGCGAAGCGATTCGTATCAGCGGGTGCGATGCCACAAGATCCCACTCGATTCAAGACTGACCGCACAGATGAACAATACACATACATGAATCATCCAGCACCAGGTATTCACAGTCATCATGGCGCGTACACCAATAGCGCCGCTGTAAAGGTGGCTTCTAAGAATAACGAAGAACTCATGAAGTATGGTTTCCGCCCAGAAGACCGACGAGGAAAGCCAAACCGGATGGGAAATGCGGGTCGCATGAATGTTCGTGAAACAGCTCTCAAACAGGGTGGTGCTCTTACTGCCGTTCGTTCGGATACTACGCGTATCGATGGACGTGTCAACGCGGCTAATGGTGGATGGACGCAACAGTATCAACAAAAGCCGTATCATCAATTTAATGCCTACAAGGGTAATGCGAATCCCAACACTAATAACCTCGACATAGCCAAGAGACAGCTCCAGAATAACCCCCTTTCTCATTCACTCTCTCATTAATTTTTTAGTTCATTAGACAAAAACATTCATTAAAATATTATACATATATTTTAATGAAGGTCCACACCCTTAACATAGATAGTGGTGAGAGAGATACCAATGTATATTCATACGCTAATAATTATACCGTTACTTTGGATAACCCTATTTATGATGTAAAAAATATCAAACTTGTATCTGCAAGAATTCCCACACCACAGTTGATTACATGTGTGACGAACAAGACATTTAGTGTGGATGGAAATGTTTTTTCATTAGATGAAACAAACTACAGCACAGGAACAGAACTAGCCAGTGACTTGGCTACTAAACTCGCACCACCAGATTCTAATATAAACTCGGTCGTGTTTGATACAGATACAAACGCGTTGACATTTTCTAATACACACGCGTCTGATAATGCATTCACACTTGAATTTTATGATGGTACGAACGGGTATTCGAGTAATTCTTCACAGTTTACAACACCCCACCAGGTTTTGGGTTTCAGTTCAGGGAACCATAGTTCGGTGACTGATAGTATCAAATCTGGGGCTATAAATATAAATGGACCAAATTCGTTGGTATTAAAATTGACGACGGGTTCTGATGAGTTTACACAATCTGTGTATACATCCACACCTTTCTATACTGGGCATATACTTCTAGACGGCTCCAATTTCATCAATTTTAACGGAGCTGACGATATGTTAGTGCATAATTTTCATAGTGGAAGTCAAAAAATGATACAAGATATCAAAGTAGAGTTTTTTTATATGAGTCATGGTCGACTCATTCCATATGATTTTAGAAATCAAGATCATATATTGAAATTTGAAATCACAGGTTCAACTGATAAATTAGAAAATTTACCAAAAGTTTCTATAGAAGAGCCCAAGAAGGTTGAAAAGAAAGAGCCAATAATAAGTATTCCTGAAGTTGTGAAGAATTCTTATACATGGAGAAAAGAGTATTTGTATATAGCACTAATTATTTTAGCTGGACTATTCCTGATGTTTTTAATGAAAAGCAAACCGTTTAGCGGGTTATCGCGTAGACGGGCTGTGCGGGCTTAGAAGCCTTACCAGTAATCCTGGAGATGACTAAGAAGACAACCACAGAGAGGAGGGAGGTAAGGACTGCGGTCATGGCGTACTGAGCACCACCATTCTTGGGGACCTTTACGATCTGGGTGATGGTCCAGCGAACAAAGTCCATCCACGACATGGCAGCGGCGAAAGAGAAACCACCGACAATCGAGTTGAGGGTCTGGGTCTGGAGTTCTTGGGTGACAAGGTTTACGGTCTGGAGAGCGGCGGCCGACATGGTTGTTGTTATACTATAGGTTGGGAAAAAAATTAATCATCTGTGATTTTCTCCTTTTTCACGGGTTTTTTAAACTTTTTTTTCTTTATTGTTTTTGTTTTTGAAAATAATTGTTCATCATCTGATGAATCATCACTAGAGCTTGAATCTAAGTTTGAAATATGTAACTTAGCTTTATCAGAAAAATTCCATCCTTCAGGTTCTGAGATGCTCATTACTATTAATAGCATTTTTTAACATCTCTTCTGTCGGATTCTGGGGTTTCCAATCACCCCAGCGGTCATATGCGTCGTTCACCTGTAAAAAAATGGGGTTGTTACCGGAGTAACGTTCGAATGGTGGGCAGTCTTCTGGTGGAATAGTGGGCATTTCTTCATCTTTGTCGTCATCGTCAACCTGTTCATATATATCTGAGTAAATAGAACCAACGTCTTCACCGACTTTATACATCGCACAATACTTTGTTGCATATTCCACATCTTCTGGAAGGAGAGTATCTCGTCCACAAGCTTTGGAATAGTCACACGCAAGTGTTATACCTTTTTCAAAAACTGGAAGAATAATATTAGTCATGGTTTGAATATATTGTTCAAACATAGCGTCTCCAGCATCACCGAAGCCTGTTTGCATATTCATCTTTATTGTTTAGAATCAAAAAGAGTTTCGGCAATTCCCTCGCGTATACGAAGAGTATTATAGCTCAAAGCGTAAATACGTACTTGCCGGTTAAAATCAGGACAATTTGTGAGACTTAGGTTCACGAGTTGCTCTTTCACTAAACTAAAGTTAACCTGTCCTGTTGGATACCACTCTTCTGGTTGGAGGGCGAAACTATACGAGTAAAATCGACGAATGAGTTGTGTTTTTGAATGATGAATCGCCCCCTGGACAGCCTTTAGAAATATGACATTCCCTGTGTCACGTGTGATAATCTCCTGACCATCTAATGTGAGTGTTAGATGATCTAAATTTTCATAAAGTATAAATTTTCCACCTTCTACACTGGCTGTATTATCATAATCAAAAATCGTTACAAAATTACCCTGACTCACACCATCCCCGGTAGTCCCCTGTCTCTGAATAACAAAGTAGAGTTCCTTCACGGGATTGTCGAAATCTAACTTGAACTTTCCTGTGTTAACACCAGCGTCTACATCGAATATGTTTTGCTGAATCTGTGTTATGAGATAATCTCTCTTCATTTTTTGAAATTTAATTCGTTCTTCACAGTCTATGAATATAAGTTCTGTACAAAGTTGAAATTCTTTAATTTTGAGTGTTTCATTTAGTGTGATATACGTACCATCACCCTTGATAACCAAATCTTGTACATCTCTCAGTTTGAACTCCACTTCTACTTCCTGTTTCGTGATAGCGCACAAGGGTATGGCAAGTTCTGGGTGATTGTAAAAATAAAAGGGAATATCTATGAAAAAGGTCTCATCGGTGTCGAGACCAAGGGTATCGTGTATGATTATACCCGTGTTACCTCCACCACCCGATATTACTTCACCCACCTTTTTATCAGTCGTTCGTAATGGATACTTACCGATAAGTTGTTCGAGTCCCTTTTGTTTTGTTTGTGTGACGTTATGTTCTGAATATATCTGAAGATAGTCGCTCGTTATACGCTGTATAACCTTACCACCGATTATCAATTCTACATGTTCAATCAAAGCATGTGCGACCGATTCGATATACATCGTGGTACTCGTTAGAATTTCGGGGAGTGTACACCTCACACTGATGGTTTTCAGGATATCTCCCTGATTCTGTGGAATCTTAAATCTAACTTTTTTTCCAAAATCGGCTCCATTTTCTGAGTCTATATCGACATATTCCCTGGAAAAATTCGAATGCCTCTTGAAACTTTCGATGAAATGACTGTAGTCTGGATCTAAAGTGAAAAATTCCTCTTGAGGCCCAGTCGCCATTAGTTGAATTTGTCCAGCCATTACTACTATATCCATCTAAAATTTTAATCCAGCTAAACCACTATTAATGTGCAAAACGTTGTAATTTATAGCATAAATACGTGTCGTACTGTCATAAGATGCGTAGGCGGGTGGCACCGCGATTTCGATTGTGAATAGTTTATGTGAGATACGACTCATATTGACTTGCCCGGTTGGATGGGGGGATTCGGGCTGTAATGCAAATGAGTATACACCGAACGTGGAGGGACCCAATTTTGGAAGTACCCCATTAAACGGTTGTGTTGCATTCACTAAAGCGGATGGTACGTTCACGTGGTGTTTAAGTGGTTGTTCATATTCTAAGAATAAACCACCCCTGTTAAATACGATTTCATTATTGAATCTCAATTCTGCATTTACTATACTATTGTACCAGTTTGATACGTTGGTGAGATAAGCAACGTCATTTTGTGATGTGAATAATAATTCTTTCACAGGATGTTGAAAGTTTAACATGACACTTTTCTTATTTTCACCAGCTTTCATGACAAATTTAGACATTTGAACTTGTGTGATGACGTAATCGAGTGGGCGGGTCATGAGAAAGTTTCTTTCTTCTTCTGTCAAATATACAAACTCGGTATCGAGTGAAAACTTTAAGATTGAAGCAGATGCATCAGCATATGAATCACCTGGATCTGTGCTACTCACGTTTCGAACGAGATCTAAAATTGGTTTTAGTTTAATTCTCACCTCTACGACTTGTTTTTGAAGTGCACATGTCGGTATAGCCAGTGATGGGTTCCTGTAAAAATAGAAAGGAATATCCAGGAAATACGTATATGGATCCGCATAACTTAGATAATTACCGTGTCCATTAAGAAAGTACAGTGTTTGCTCGATGTCATCATTCGTATTATGAAGTTGTTGATGCATATAGATGTACTCTCCTGTAATTCGTTGAATGGGTTGTCCACCTATTAAAAGTTCTGCGTAGTCTATCATATGAGTAATTATAGACGGTGACCACACCATATCGTTTTCGTCACCGTCATCTGGTTTGGGATCACTCAGTGTAACCTTCAACGTAACATTTTTAATTAAATCACCTTTGTCACCCGGTATCGTGCATATGACAGTCTTATCAAAATCTATATCCCCATCGAATTGGCTCTCAACATAATCAAAAGCAAATTTTGAGTGACGTTTGAAATTTGTTAGAAAGTACGAAAACTGTGGTTCACCTGTGAGCCATTCATCTTGGACCCCAGTGGCAGCAAGTCTCAGACGACCAGCCATTCCTACTGTATATGAGTAAAATTTTGGTAAATAAAACGAGACAGTACATTAGAATGAATCTTCAATTGAGGAAATTCAAACCCGAGACGATCACGGATGACAGGGTGTGTGTTTTCATAGGTAAGCGTAACACCGGTAAATCAACTCTGGTGAAAGATATCATGTATCATAAGAAACACCTCCCGGCAGGTATTGTACTATCAGGAACAGAAGAGGGTAATCATTTTTATTCCGAGTTCATCCCAGATTTATTCATTTACGGTGATTATGACAGAGATGCTATAGAGAGGGTTATGGCCCGACAGAGAAAGTTAGTAGGTGGGGGTAAAACGAATTGTGGGGCCTTTATGCTTCTGGATGACTGTATGTACGACTCAAAATTCCTAAAAGATACGTGTATTCGTCAGTGTTTTATGAACGGTCGTCACTGGAAGATCTTCTTCATGCTCACAATGCAATATGTTATGGACTTACCACCGGCACTACGAGCCAATGTGGATTATGTGTTCATTCTCAGGGAGAACATTATTCAAAATAGAGAGAAACTTTACAAATCCTTTTTTGGTATTTTTCCATCTTTTGATATGTTCTGTAAGGTGATGGATGCTTGTACGGAAAACTATGAGTGCCTCGTGTTAGACAATACGGTAAAATCTAACAAGATTCAGGATTGTGTATTTTGGTACAAAGCAACTGTTCGAAAGGGTTTCAGGGTCGGAGGACCGAGTTTATGGAAACTACACCAGAAGATGTACAACCCAAAACATCTCCAACAGAGGGAGGATGACGCTAAGAAGGCTACGAAGAAGACAAAACTCAAAATCACCAAGACGAAATAGGTGCGTCCTCTTATTTGTTCTAAAACATATTGGTATATTAAATGGCTTCTGATAAAGTGTATACCATGAATCTTTCAGACGACGGGGAAGGAATGGTTCCCATTAGTCAGAATCAGTCCACATCTTTTATAAAAAACGAAGCGCAAATTCAACCTGAAAAAAATGTGAGTCAAAGTAAAGAGACGATGGATTCTACTCCCATTAACGATATTATGATGGAACCCCCTATGATGACCGATGAACCCAAAATGCAGGGTATGATGCCCCAGATGACTGCCCCCCAGCCTCAGGGAATGCACGCGCAACAGGCTGAGAAGCCCGCCAGTAAGAACCCTATGAATCTCACCGACGAACAAATGACCGCTCTTCTCGTGGCGGCGTGCACAGGTCTTGCGGTGAGCAAGCCCGTCCAGGACAAGTTGGCGACTTCTATCCCCAAGTTCCTTAACGAACAAGGGGGTAGGAGTATGGTTGGCCTCGCGACTACCGGTGTAGTAGCCGCGATTGTCTTCT